ATTCTGTTAAAGTGATGTTTTGAGCTGCAGAATGATGAAAATATGAAAAATTGGTTTAGCTGGTCAATAAGTTAAACTCTGAGTGTCGCAATTTCTCCAGGCAGTTAGGGATTTTGGTATAACTAAATGTATAACTAAAGTATGGCTAAAAGTATGGCTATAAGTTGTTGGTTCTAAGTGGAAAGTATGGCTAAATAACTAAATATTATATAAATAAATAAATAAATAAATAAATAAATATTATTATTATTATATATTATATAGAGAATAGTGATTTTAGTTGTATTAGTTATACTTAAAACTGATTAAATGATTATCAATCAAACAATAAAGTGAGTATGGCTAAAATTAATTTAGTTAACCTTAATATATATGATCGATAAGTGCCAAAAATTTGAACTTTAACGATTGATATATACGTAAACAAACTAAAATAAAAGATATGAAAAATGGATTACTTATTGCCAATTCTGACTGCCTTACTGATTTTGTCATGTTACCTTAACATCCACCTTATAGGCAAAAATCTTCAACAAAAAGATGAGATAAAAAGAGCAATGAATGCTTTCAACATGTTAGCCAGAAAACATAGAGAAACATTCAATAAAATGAGATTGTTTTGACTATGGAAATCAACCATAAATTCTATTCTGAATACAAGGAAACCAACGACTTTACCTTTGGACCTTACAATAAACTTGTTGATGTCACTCAATACGAGGAACACATAATTCCGAACCTTGAATACATAACTGCTATACTCAATAAAGACCCTAACACACGCCAAGCAGTTATAATTGTTTCTGAAGGGATCAACACTAAAACAAACATGAACAGTTGCTTACTTTCATTGCAATTCCAACTTGCTAAAGAACAAAATAATGATGGACTTACTTTATTTGTAACAGCAAATTATAGAAGTCTATGTGAAAAATATGGACAACCTAATGACATGATCATGCTCAATTATGTTGCAACACTTATAAAAAACCAACTTCATTACAATATTGCAGATGTTGCCATTACTGTAAATGTTGGAAATTACCATAAAAGAGAAGAAGAATTTTAACACTTAAACAAAAATTACTATGGAATTAAATGCTAAATATAAAATCAAATGTATTGGTAATTGGAGACTTGCACGCTCCGTTCATAAAAAAAGGATATCTCGATCACTGTAAAGAAACTAAGAAAAAATACAAATGCAATAAAGTAGTCTTCATTGGAGATATACTTGATAACCATGCCTCAAGCTACTGGGAATCTAATCCAGACGGGATGAGCGCAGGTGATGAATTAGACAATGCCATTAAAACCCTTAAACCTTGGGTCAAAAGTTTCCCTAACGCCTTCGTATGCTTTGGTAACCATGACAGGATAATCGCAAGAAAGTTAATGTCAAGTGGGTTAAGCAATAGATGGATAAAAAACTTCAATGAAATCATAGATGCACCTGGCTGGACATTCGGAACTGAAAAGGTTATTGATGATGTCCTGTACTTCCACGGTGAAGGTGCAATGAACCTAAGAGCAACTATTCTTAACAGAAGACAAAGTGTAGTTGCAGGACACTTCCACACAAAAGCCGAAATAATCTATAATGCCTCTGAAAAAGACTTGCTTTTTGGCATGGCTGTAGGTTGTGGTATTGATGATAAAAGTTATGCAATGGAATATGCAAAGTTTAATGTAAAGAAGAGTATAATAAGTTGTGGAGTTGTGTTAGAGGGCAAGACACCAATCATTATAACTCAAAACTTATAGATGAATATATTATAAAACAAATAAAATAAAACAGAAGATTATGAAAACAAAAGAACATTTTAAACTTATTGAAGGTCGAATAGAAGGTGATATCTCTAATCCTAATACTATCAAAGCATTTCAAAAAATTGGTGAAGAATATAAAGAATTGATTAAAATATATTCTATAACTATCACTCCTGATTATGCAGAAATAACAGGATTCAAAACAAATGAAGATGGAAATATTATTTCAAAAAGACATTTTAACTTAAAACAATTTAAACTAAAAACATTTATTTATTTTTTGAAATATTCATCTGTTATTGATGTGATAAAACTTTTAGGTTATGAAAAAATACCAGAAACATATTGTTATAAAATAAAATATTAAAACAAATTATTAAAACACAAGAACAAAGATTTAAAGAGTATGATGAATTAATCAAAAAACAAACGACTTTTATGCATTAAAGGTTGCTCAAATAGGTGGGCGACCTTTTTTGTTTACTATAACCAGTCTGAAATGATACAAATGATTGGTATCCAAATCGTTGCCCCATGATTTTTTTCACACAGTATTCTCCCAAACTGTAAATTTCCTGCTAACTGCCTTTGTATTAATATTTTGTTTTTTATCGAGATATATAGAATAAACTACAATAATATGATCAATCCAAACACATCAATAAAGATCAAAAAGTTAGACCTCAAGCATGTGAGAGAAACAATAGAACTTATCCTGAAAAAACAAAACAACTTAGAAAAGGATGATGAAACACTGATCGACAAATTGATTTTCTCATTACAAATAATGGAAGATTGTAAAGAGGACATTAAACGTGAAGGATACAGGATAGGAAGAGGAAGCACATATACAAAGAATGTTGCACTTATTGTTTATGATGAAGAACTTAAGAATGTAAGAGGCATTTTATCAGACCTATCTCTTACACCTCGTGAAAGAGGCAAGTTTGTTTCTGCCGTAAATGATCCTGATGATTTTGATGAAATAATGAGTTCATAATGACTTTGACACCACAAGAATATTGTGATCGATCTTGGGATTTAGTTGATGAATATGTTAGTGGTGTTACTGATAATTCAATCATAACTGGAGAATACATCAAGAAAGTTGTTAAGAAATATAAAACATTAGTCTTAGCAAAGGACAAATATGTATATAGAGTAGACAAGGTAGACAAAGTATTCAAGTTCTTTTCATTTGTTAAAACTGAACTAAAGAATGAATACGTTCAATTTCCTTTGTTGAACTGGCAAGCATTCATCCTTGCTTACATCTTCGGATTCTATTTTAAAGATGAACCTGAGAAGAGAGTCATTAGAGAAGCATTATTGTTCATTGGTAGAAAGAACGGAAAGACCAATTTTTCTGCAGCACTCCAATTATATGGAATGCTTGGTGACTCTGTTGTCATACCTCAATCTATTTTGTTAGCTAATACGTCTCAACAAGCCAATGTTGCTTTGTAATTTGCAAAGGATATGGTAAGCCATAGTAAAGTTCTTAGGGATAGACTTGAAGGGCAAAGGTCAAGAATAATATACAAAGACAGAAGCAAACAAGGTTTTTGCCAGACATTCTCAACTGTAGATTCAGCAAGACTTGAAGGTTATTCTCCGTCTATGTGCTTAATGGACGAAGTCCATGCATGGCCAGACAATACGGTTTATAATGCAATCAAAACTGGTGTAGGTGCAAGACTTAATCCTTTGATGCTTATTATCACTACAGCAGGTTCAAATAATGCAGGCTTTTGCACTGAATATTTGAACTACCATAAAAATGTGCTTGATGAAAAGATAGAGGATGACAATAGTGTAGGCTTTATCTATCAAATCGATTCATTCGATGACCTGAGTGACCCTAAAAATTGGGTCAAAAGTAATCCATCAATAGGAATAATCAATTCATTAGAAGACTTGAAAATCACTTTCAACCAGTCAAAGTATAGTTATGCTGATAAACATGATTTTTGCACAAAGCACCTTAACATATTTGTAGACACTCCTGATGTCTGGATTCCACAAGAAGACGTCTCGCCTTGTTTTAAAGACATTGATATAGAAACATTCAAAGGAAGAGATTGTTATGTAGGAATGGACTTGAGTAAAACGACAGACTTAACTTCAATTTCGTTCTTGTTCCCACCTATTGAAGAAGATCCAAACATTTGCATATACACAATCTTCTTTATGGCCGACAGACAAGGAAACATCATAAGGAAGAATGGAAAAGACATGACACAATGGATTAAAAGTGGGTATATAACAAAATGTGATAGTAAAGTCATAGACATAAACCAGATATATGGCAAAATCATTGAACTAAGCAATAAATTCAATATTGTCTCAATAAGTTATGACCCATATAACTCACCTGAACTTGTTTCTCGACTTAAAGAATATGGTTTGTATTGTGCTCCATTCAGTCAAACAGCAACAAAATTCAATGCTCCACTTAAGATAATGGAGACAAAGATTTATGAGGGCAATCTAAAGTTCATAAAAAATCCTTGCATGTTGTGGCAATTCGGCAATGTAGTATTGTATGTAGACGGTAATGCTAACATCAAGATAGTCAAAAACAAACAAAATGATAGTGTAGACGGAATTGTAGCGGCTGCAATGGCTGTTGGTGGATATATTGAAGGAACATTTGGACAAGAAGTTATGGGATTGAATGCTTATTCTAATATTATAAATGCTTTGTCCTAATAACTTAGATATATAGAAAAAATAACAATCATATATGTCTTTACCAACATTTTTTAAAGGACTTCAAAATCTTTGGGTAGGAACAGAAGAGTCATACATAAACAATATACCACCTACCACCGTGAATGGCAATGCATTGTTTAATGAAGAAAATGCTGACAAAATAAGCACAGTTTATGCATGTATCAAGATATTGTCTGAAACATTGTCAAGAGTTCCATTAAATCTGTATTCAGAAGATATAATAGGGAACAAACCTATTGATAAAAATGACTATCGTTATCCTCTATTGCATTATAAACCTAATGCTTGGACAAGCCAACAAACATTTTTTGCCTCTTTAGAATATTGGAGAAACTTAAAAGGAAACAGTTTCGCAAGGATTAATAGAGACAACAACGGAAAAATAACGTCATTAGTTCTTATTTCACCTTCAAAAGTTACTAACTATAAAGTTACTAATGGCCAATTGTTTTATGAAATTGAGAATGACAAAGGCCTTAAGGAAATTATTAAATCAGAAGACATACTTCATTTTAGATCATTAACTAAAGACGGAATCTGGGGCATTAATCCAATTGCTGCTTTAAGATTGAACTTAAGCACTACATACCAAGGATTAAATACTTTGGATAATTTTTATAGAAACAATGCTGCTTCTCCAAAAGCAATTAAATTAACTTCAAATGGTGGTGCGGGCCAACAAAAATTGTTGGAATCACTTGAAGATTTCAAAAGGAAATATTCTGGTTCTGTAAATGCTGGCCAAATATTGCCACTTCCAGCTAATACTGAGATTATTGATTTAGCTCTTAACTATGAAGATGCCCAATTCATTGAAACTTTAAAGTGGAATATCACTCAAATTGGGTCATTGTATGGTGTTCCACCTCATCTTTTAGGTGTTCTTGAATCCTCAAAATTCAATAATGTTGAAATGATGATGCTTGATTTCAAAGTCAACACACTTGCCTCAATTGCAAGAATGTATAGACAAGAACTTGAATCAAAATTATTGACTACACAAGAAAGAATTGACGGTAAAAGTATTGAATTCAATTTGGATGCTTTGCTTGAAGCAGATAGCACAACAAGGATAAACAATCTTAAAACACTTGCAAATATGGGTATTATTTCAATAAATGATATTGCAAGATTAGAAGGATGGCCTACATATCCAGATGGTGATATTCACCTTGTTCCAAGCAATTATGTAACAGTTGGTTCTATTAAGTCAAAAGAAGACTTACAAAACCAAATAACTCAAAATAAACCAAATAACTCAAAATAAATAGATATATACTATATGAAAAATATATTGTTAAGGCATATAGATGGAGACCTTGCAAACATTTCAACAAGAGGAGAAAATGAAGGTCGCTTTTTCAATGGTTATGCTTCTGTTGTCAATCATAGGTCAACAAATAAGATTTATGAGAATGGAAAAGATTTCTATGAGATAATTCATCCAAGAGCATTTGATGAAGTTTTGACCACAAATCCAGATGTCAGGTTGACTTATAACCATGATATAATGCATTTGTTAGCAAGAACCAGATCAAAAACAATGACATTATCAGTTGATGAATATGGATTGAGATTCCTTGCTTCAGTTCCAAACACTACTGATGGAAATGATGTGTATGAAATGGTGCAAAGAGGCGACATTTTTGAATGCAGTTTTGCTTTTTGGGTAAAACCTGAAGATGAGGTATGGTCTGTTGATGAAGAAGGAAACAACATCAAGACTATTATGAAAATATCAAGATTATACGATTGTAGTTTAGTCTGTGATGGTGCTTACTCCGGAACTATTATATCAGCAAGAAGTGATGAACAAAACAAAACGATTACAATAACAATATCTGAGGATGAAGATGATAATTCTGAACGAACAGATGTAGAAACTGAACCCAAAAACGAAGGAACGGATTCAACCCCAACGGGTGAAGATGTAGAAGTTGAGGACAAATCTGCTGAAACAATATCACGATTAGAACTTCTTACTCAAACATTAAAATTAAAATATAAAAATTAAAAATGAAGAAAATATCTGATTTAAAACAAGAAAGAGCTTCTTTAATAAGTAAAATGGAGACTCTTACTGACAATGTTTCTGAATGGAAAGACAACGAAGCAAAAGTCAGAAGTATTGACGAACAAATTGATATGTTGCAACGTCAAGAAGAACTTAACAAAAGTATTGCTGAAAATGCAATGAGAAATGACAATGATGGTGAAAAGAAAGACATTCAAAAAAGCTTTAGAAGTGTATTGAATGAATATATTTCATCTAATGGTTCTGTTATTTCTACTGATTTTAGGGGTAGTCAAGGTCTTTTGATTCCTAATTATATCTTACGTGCTGATCCTATTCTTACATCAACTAACCCTTCTTTAGTTAA